CACCAGTAAGCCGCCAAAGTATCATTTCACGCCTGCAATGGATCAGGCAATCCGCGAGCTTTATCTCAATAAAGTAGGCATCAAGGCCGTGGCCTATGCCGGCCCTGTCAAAGCTCTGGCTGTGGAATTCGGCATGCCGCGGTGGCGGATATCGCGCCGGGCCATCGAGCTAGGCGTCAACCCCAAGCAAAAGAAAGAGCCGAATTGGTCTGAAAAAGAGCTCGATATCCTTGAGCGGAACGCGCATTTAACTCCTGTCATTGTGCAAAAGTACCTGGCCAAAGCCGGATACCGGCGCACCATCCAGGGCATTATGATAAAACGCAAGCGGCTGCACATCTCACGTACGAGTATGGACGGCTACACCATGACATCGCTCAGCGAATGCTTTGGCGTGGATCAAAAGGCGGTTCAGGCCTGGATCCGGAACGGCTGGCTCAAGGCCCGCAAGCGTGGCACAGCGCGCACTGCCCGGCAGGGCGGAGATGAATGGTACATTATCGACAAGTGGGTAAGAGAATTTATCATGAGCTCTATTACAGTGGTCGATTTGCGCAAGGTGGATAAATATTGGTTCGTGGATATTCTTACGGGCGATTCCGACCAGGCCGGAACGGTAAGCGATAATATTATTCAGCTTGCAGCGGGTCCCATACCTGAAAAAAAGGCCCCCTATGCCCTGGCTTGACCGCCAAAAAGACTGGCTCGGCCGGCATAATGAATCGGCTCGCCCTGGTCAGCGAGCCTATAGCGTCACGCGTGCAGCCGAGCTGCTTGGCGTAAGCCGGCAGACGATCTATAAATATCTCTCAATCGATGAACCCGAATATGCTATCATCCCGCCCGACGCCTGGTTCCGGCTTCCATCAGGCTATATCCGGATTAGGGAGTGGATCCTGATCAAACTGAAAAACGGCGAATTATAACCATGCCCGGCAAAAGCGCCGGGAACCAGCAGCTCACGCAATCCCCTGCCGCATAGTATTGTTGCGCTGCGGCAATTTCGCGCCGATTTTCCCTGTTTTTTCACCTACTGGCGGGGTTGGTTGGTTAATATTTTTATCCATGGCCAAAAGTGTAAAGCTCTGTCAAGCTCTGTCAAGCTCTGTCAAATCTGTAAACAACTTCCTTGACACCCTCTTTTTACCCTCCTACCATTGATCTCGACATTATAATTCTCTCCTTTTTTTGGGTATGGGGCCGTGCGGGGCCGCACACACTGCACGGCCCCTTTCTTATGGAGAATGCCATGAAACGATTTGCACTTATCTCGCTGTTTGCTGCAGTGCTGTTTTCATTGGCCTTTACCTGGGAAGGGGAGCTCAACCCGAACGAATTAGAGACATGGCTCGTTGTCAAGGGATCAGCGACCTTAACCCAATCAGGCCTCTACCAGCTCACGCTCAAAAATCCCGATCAGACAGCAGCAATCAAAAAGGTACAGGTCTATATCAATCCCTCAAACAGCAATCTTCTCGCCTACCGCTATTTCAAGGGTGGAGAGATCTATATCTATTATCTCGATCAAACCAAGGATAAATATGTGCGCTACAAGCTGCCCCTGGAAAAGAGATTCGGCTGCATGAAATGCCACGGGGATCAGCTTAACGATAAAAGGGAATCCTAATGGCAACCGATCCCCAGGACATACTCGACGCAATCGACACGGCCATCTTGGCCAAGCTCAACGGCGGCGCGATCCGTTCATATGCGATCGGCGATAAAAATCTCATACACATGTCGCTCAAAGAGCTCAGGGAAACGCGCAAGGAATACGCGGCGCTCGTAAGCGCCCAGGAAGGGGGTTCGCTCAACTATGCCTCGTTCAAGGACCCGGCGTAATAATCCCAAGGCGTCCCCGCCCAATTTCATGGAGCGGGCCATCCGATTTATTTCGCCTCATTGGGGCTTCAAGCGGGAAATGGCCCGGTTCGGCCTGCAATTCATGGCATCCGGCAGCTATCGAGGCGCAGGCACGGGCCGGCACCATGACCAATGGCTCCCCGGTGGCGGCTCTGCGGACCAGGATCTCCTTTCCGATCTGCCGAAGCTCCGCGAGCGTTCACGAGATCTCAACCGCAATGACGGCATTGCCTCGGGCGCGACCAATGCGGTGGTCAATAACGTGGTCGGCTCCGGCATCATGCCGCAAAGCCAGATCAGTTCCGACCGCCTCGGCATAGCGCAGGACAAAGCCCTGGAGCTCCAAACCCAGGCAGAGACCGCATGGATCAAATGGAAGCGCAACGCAGACAGCACCAACCGGCTCGATTTTGACGACATTCAAGCCCTGGTCCAGCGCCAGACCTTAGAAAACGGCGAGATCCTCTTTCTTCCCCTCATGATCCCGGAACGCCGGCCGTATTCCCTGGCCCTGGAGCTGGTGGAAGCGGACCGCCTCGCAACACCCTCCGGAAAACTGGCCACAAGCGGCATCCGCAGCGGCATCGAATTCGGCAAGCGCGGCCAACCCATCGCCTACCATATCAAAAAATCGCATCCCGGCAGTTATTCCTTCGGCTCCTACCAGATCGACGATTTCACCCGGATCCCCGCATGGAACAGCCTGGGCAGGCCGAATGTCTTTCACCTTTTCCATCAGCTCAGGCCCGGTCAGAGCCGCGGGGTGCCCTGGTTTACGCCGGCGCTCGATATTTTCAAGGATATGGCCAACTACCTTGAAACAGAACTCGTGGCAGCCCGCGTGGCTGCCTGCTATGCCCTGGTGGTAACCTCATCGAATCCCTACAACATGGCAACCCAGGCCTCGGGCGGCGAAACAGACGCCGAGGGAAAGCCCGTCGAATATCTCGAACCCGGCATCATCAAATATCTCACCGAGGGCGAGAACGTCCACGCCTTTACCCCGAACCGCCCCGGCAACACCTTCGATCCCTTTGTGGAGCGCATTCTGCGCGCCATCGGCGTGGCCCTGGATCTGCCCTATGAGATCCTTGCCAAGGATTTTTCCAAGACAAACTATTCCTCAGCGCGCGCCGCCCTCCTGGAGGCCCGGCGGTTCTTCCAGGTACGGCAGATCTGGCTTGCCAAGAAACTCTGCCAGCCATGCTGGGAAATGGTCCTGGAAGAGGCCTGGCTCAGGAATGAATTCAAGGCCCCGGACTTCCTGGAGCACAAGCGGGACTATTGCCGCGCCCGCTGGATCCCCAACGGCTGGCAGTGGGTGGATCCGGTCAAAGAAGCAAACGGCGCCCAGATCTCGCTCAAAAATAACATGACGACCCTTTCGCATGTCCTTGCGAGCCACGGTCTGGATCTGGATGAAACGCTCGAAACCCGCGCCCGCGAGCTCAAGGCGATCAAGGATCTTGAGGCCAAATATAACGTCACGTTTCCGGCGGCAAAGGCCGCGAACGATCAAACGCATGACACAGGGGAGGCATAATCATGCCCTATCCAGCCGAACATAGCTGCAGGTTGACCGATCCCAAAAAATACGATGAATGGGGCAGCCAGGACAAGGAGCACAACGGCAAGCCTTACCGCGTTATCCGCGGCAAGCTCAAGGGAAAGGATGAATGGGAAGATCAAGGCTACCGCTACAACAAGGATACGTGGACCGAATCCGAGGCGCGCGATCACTGCACCGCGCATAAAGGGATCAAGTTCGAGCCGGCGAAAAAGGAGGAGAAATCGGCATCCCTCGCGGCATCCGCATCCCAGATCGTGAGCAAGCTCAATGCGACCTCTTGGGCAATCCGGCCCGAAAAACTCGAAGCGATCCGGGAATTTGCCGAGCTGAAAATCAATTCGGGAGCCATCACGCTTGAAGCTCAAACGCGGCAAACGGATCAATCCGGCACCTTTATGACAATCGATGAATACGGCATCGCCATTATCGATGTCTTCGGCGTGATCGGGCGCCGGCTCTCGATGGAGGATCAATGGTATGGAGGCATAAGCACCGAACTGCTCGTCGATGATGTAAATCGAGCGGCTGCCGATTCAAAGGTAAAGGCGATCCTTCTCCGCATTGGCTCGCCCGGCGGCATGGTGGACGGCACCAAGGAGCTTGCCGATCTCATCTATATGGCCCGCGACCGCAAGCCTATTTTTGCCCTGGCCGAGGGAGAAATGTGTTCGGGCGCATACTGGATCGGCTCTTCGGCCCATAAGATCTTTGCCGAAAAAACAGCCATTGTCGGCTCCATCGGCGTGATTTCCGCCCATTACGACCTTTCGGGGCTCGATGAACGGCTCGGCATCAAATGCACCTATATCTACAGCGGCAAGTATAAAGGTATTGCCAATGACGCGGAGCCGCTTACCGAGGAAGGCAAATCCTACCTAAAGGATATCGTCGATGATTTTTACGGCATCTTTGTCGAGGATATCGAACGCAATCGCACCATGCTTTCCCTGGAAGACATCTTCCTGATGGAGAGCAAGGTATATATCGCGGACAAGGCCCTCTCTCAGGGCCTCATTGACGGGATAGGGACCTATCCTCAGATCTATCATCAATTAAAAAGGGAGGCAGGCATTATGAACAAAGACGAATTGAAAGCGCAGTTTCCGGATCTCTTCAACGAGGTCCTGGCAGAGGGATTCTCTTCGGTTCCGGATGAAGAGATCAAGCGGGCGCGCCCGGAGCTCATGCAGTCGCTCAAAAGCAAAGGCGCAGCCGAGGAACGCACCCGCGTCATGGCTGTTTTCACCGAGGCCTACGGCAAGGAAACGGGCGAGAAATTCAGCGCCATTGTCAAGCCCGGCGCCACCGTGGCGGACATGATGGCCTTTGCCCAGGACAAGGCAAAGGCGGACATCCTGGCGAAGATGGTTGAAAGCGCCCCCGAATCCGTGGGCCAGGAAGCCGGCGCCGGGGAGGGCGATCTGGCAGGCCTGGAGGGAGAAGATCTCTACAAGGCGGAATATGCGAAAGACCCGGATCTCAAGAAAGAATACGGCTCATTCGATGCCTATGCAGCCTATAAAAAGGCAGAGGCGGAAGGCCGCATCCGGGTGCTTCGCCAAAAACAATAGGAGGAGATCATGCCGATCGCAATCAAGAGCAAGCGCGAGGGGTTCCGCCGGTGCGGCATTCCTCATTCGATTGAGGAGCGCATCTATCCCGATGAGCGCTTTACCCCGGAAGAACTCACGCGTCTCCAGAACGAACCCATGCTCACCGTGCGGATCATCAAGGAAATGCCTGCCGGGGATCCGGAACAGGCAAACCCGGAACAAGGAGAGGGGGTATCAGTACCACAACAGAAACGAGGAGGTAAAAAGAGATGACAACATTATCAGCAAACAGCCCGAGATCCATTCAGTTGGGGGATCAGGCGGAATATGACGTTATCGCGAGCGATATCATTTACGAGGGCGCAGCGGTCGGCCTGGTAACCGCATCCGGCCACGCCCGCCCCTTGACCTCGGCAGACCGCTTTGTCGGCTTTGCCATCAAGAAGGCCGATAACGAGGACGGCGCAGCGGCAGCCATCAACGTGACCGTGCGCAAAAAAGGCGTCGTCAAGCTCTCGGTTTCGGGCGCGGTCATCACGGATGTGGGCCAGCCGGTCTATGCCCAGGATGACAATAGCTTTTCCTTCGTCAAGACGAGCGGCGTCTTTATCGGCTTTGTGAAGCAATACGTCTCATCCGGCGTGGCCCTGGTGGAATACGACGTCGACAACTTCGTGGATCCCTGGGACGGCAAGGTGGCCCAAACGCTTACCACCACCCTGACCCTCGATATCCAAGACAGCGGCAAGGTCTTTTTCGCCACCAAGGATACAACCGTAACCATCCCGGCCACGGCCACGGCCATGAATGGGGTTGTGGTCGTCAATGCCGGCGCCTACGGCACCGTGGCAGTCGTCCTTGATCCGCACACGGATGATAAAATCCAGGGGCCGAATATTGCCGGCACTGACAATAAGACCCTGACCAACACCAAAACAACGGCAAACCGGGGCGATTTTGTCGAGTTCAACAGCGGCGAGGCGAACGGCCCGGTGATTACCAGGATGAAAGGCACCTGGGCGACGGCAACCTAATAACGAAAACGGAATAGCAGGGGCTGATCAGGTCCTGCTAGGAACGGACAATAACCAACGAGATAAGGAGGCAGTATCATGTCTGGATACAAAATAGGAGAAAAAGGAATAATCGGGAGAATTTTTCACAAGCTCTCCATCATAACCGCGCCCCCGTGGGTGGAGGCAACCTCAATGCTCATCCCCTCCACGCAGGAGGTGGAAACCTATGCAACCCTTGGCGCTGTGCCTGCAATGCGGGAGTGGGAAGGAGGCCGCCTGGCCAAAATCCTCCGGGAAAGCGACTACACCATCAGAAACAAGATCTACGAGGCAACCCTTGAGGTCCTCGTAGACGATCTTAGGCGCGATAAAACCGGCCAGCTCGATATCCGCATCTCCGAGCTCGCACGGAGGGCGCAGGGACACTGGGCCAAACTCTTGAGCGATACGATTATTCTCGGGCTCAGTACCAACTGCATGGACGGCCAATATTTCTTCGACGATGATCACAGCGAGGGCGATTCCGGCACGCAGAAAAACCTTATAACATACTCAGAGGTTCCCAAGCTTGACGTCGCCACCGTGACCGCGCCCACAGTCGAAGAGATGATCGATGCCATACTCGGCGTCATAGCCTATATGCTCAGCTACAAGGATGACCAGGGCGAGCCCATGAACGAGGACGCCCGGGAATTTTTGATCATAGTAGGCACGCCGGCGCTCTGGGGCGCTCTCATGGGCGCACTCGGGCAAACCAACGTGGCGAGCGGCGAGACCAATGTGCTGGCAACCCTTGACGGCTTCAAGTTGCGCGGCCAGTACAATCCGCGCCTATCTGCCTACACGGATGACATGGTGATATTCCGCACCGATAGCGATGTCAAGGCCCTTATCCGGCAGGAAGAGGTGCCTATCGAGGTGTCGGCGGTCGCGGAAGGAAGCGAGCTCGAGTTCGAA